AAAAAAACGAATGATTAAGGATTGTATTAGAGGAAAAGAATCAAATCCTCAAATAATATCCTTAATTACAGTTTATTCTTTATCTAAAGCATTAGCGATAAGCCCCCTTGAAATATATAAGATGCCAATATCGTTAGTTAAAGATTTACTTACAGTGCATATGACTTTTGAAACATTAAAATCAGAAGAAATGGATAAAATGCAAAAAGAGTCGGAGAGGAAAATGCGTGTCGGATGATAAAATTAACGCCGTAGTTTCCTCAATGGAAGAGTTATCTAATACTACTATTAAAGCAGGTATTGAGTTTAAAGGCTTTACTAAGAAGATTACTCAAGTAGCCGCAGGTACAGACGGCGCAAGTAAATCTTGGACTACCTTTAGTCGGTTAGTTTCAGGTACGCCTTTATGGGCCTTTCAAAATAAATTGAGAGCATATCTTTCAATTCTGGCTGGTTTTGAAAATCGGTCTAAAGATAATATGGAGGCCGCTATAAAAGAAAGAAAGGAGATAGTTGATTCCATTAAATCCTATGCTAGTCTTACTGAAGAATATGAAGGAATGACAAAAGCATTAAAAGATACTACTACGGCAACATATTCGCTCGCAGATTCTAGACTTACTTTATTTAAATTTTTAAAGCCACAGAAGTTTGATACAACGGGCGCAGAAATTCTAACTGAAGAAAGAAAGAAACTAGATGTAAGAAAATCACTACAAGCGTTGAGGGACAAAAGCCAAAAAGCACTGATAAAACAGTATAAACTAACCACTGACATAGAAAAAATTAAAAAGAAAGGAAGAAAAGCCATTAGACTTGATGATAACAGAGCAAAAAAAAGATTTATGAGAGAACTTAAAAATGCAAAGATGAAAAGAATTAATGTTTCTAGTGAACTTAAAAGTTTAGATAGAACAATAGCATTAGTAGGGAAACTTGATGACGCACACATAAAAGGAATTAAAAATACTTTAGAGTATAATCAAACCATGCTTGCAACAGATGATGAAAATTTAGCAATAAGAAGAGGTATAATGGCGGTTGAGCGTAAAAAGAAACTGTTAGATGATGAACACAACGCAAGAGTTAAGAATGCTAAAAGAGCATATGCTTTAGATGAAGAACGAGTAGCAATAGCAATAAGAAATGCTGAGAAATTAGCAAAGCGTACAAATAAAACCAATTTTCAAACATTTAGACTGAAAAGAAAGGCAGAAAAAGATACTCGCAAAAAAATGGGAAGTGAGATGGAAGAATTTGCTGAAGCAGATATGAGCGAAGCATTAGATAGTGTTGGAAAGAATATGAGGGAAAGCATTGGTAATCTGCTTCCCCTTGTTGGTAAAGCAGGTATGTTAGTTAAAATAGTAAAGATAGGATTTGCTGGCATTTCTTTGAGGTCATTGACCGCAGTTAAGTTTAGAATATTTATTGCCAGTGTTATTAAAGGATTAGCCCCTCTCTTAAAAATGTTAATGATGTATTTGATTTACGCTATGTTATTTATTGTTGCTATGGCAGTGGTGTTTAAATTCATAAAGAACTTCTATGATATTCTTGAAAGGTTTGGAGTTATCGAAGATATTAAACAGTTAGGTAAAGACGCCTTTAGTATTGTTAAAACTTTCTTCAAGGCTTTCCAAAGTTTCTTTGGTGGCGACTACGAACAGGGATTAGATTATGTTTTAGAGGGAGGAAAGAAATTAGGCATATTTTTATTAGAAGTCGGTAAGGTAGCATTACAAGTAGGTTTCTTAGCGTTAGTCACAGCATTTGGAATGGTTATGAAATTCATTTCGGCTTTGAAAAATGACCCAGACATACGAGAAAAATTAATAGAAGTATTAATGTATGTTGGTTTAATAATTGTTGGGGCTATTGCACTGCAACTGCTTGCCGCCGCCGCATTAGCAGCATTATCCTTTTTACTTCTTCCAGCATTAATTATTGCAGGAGTAGTTGCCGCTCTATTTGCATTCCAGTATTATTTTGGTGAAGAATTAAATTCGTTTAAAGATTATTTTATAGCGGTTTGGGAATCAATTGAGAAATTCCTTTTCGACATTGGTTCCTTCGTATTAGGTATTCCTGATTTACTTGATTTACTTATTGCAGGAGCAATAAAGCAAATGTCTAAATTGTTTGATTTTGAATTGCCTACATTTAACCTACCAAAGTTCGCTAACGGTGGAACTTCAAGGGGCGGAATGGCGTTAGTAGGAGAAAGAGGGCCGGAACTTGTTAATCTAAGCAAAGGTTCAAAAGTATTTTCGAATACTCAATCTAAAAGTATGTTAAGTTCTGGGACTGTTAATAATTTTAACATTACAATCAATGCTAAAGATACCTCCAAAGCAGAAATGCGTAGGATTGCTACCGAACTAGGTACTATGATTAACACTAAGATGAATAGAACTGGGGCTACCCGAACAATGAGATGATATTATGACATATGTATATTTAAAAACTCAAGCCTATACAGGCACTAACCTGTCAATCAATACTATTCCATTAGATGTGACAAGTGTTGGAATTAGCGTGACTAAAACAATTCCAGCGTTTCCTGTGCCTTTATCTGGTGTTGCTTCGGGCGAATCAATTACTGCGGCTTTGGATTTAGGAATGGCTACGAAAGGCATTTCATTGGCCGGAACAATTAAAGACACTACTATCACAAAAAAAATCGGTGGAAGTAATGTTACATTAAAATTCACAGCACACGAAGTCGCTCAAATGATTGCGGCTGGTGTTGATTCGACAGGTTTTGCTAAGAACCAAGCCTTTTCTGAATTAGTTATTTTAATGCCTTCTTTCGTTGATAGTAATTATTCTGCAAGAACTACTTCCGGTTTAGATACAAACGATAGAAGCACTGGGGATTTAATCCCATTAACATTCGGTTCAAGGGGTGGGTCGAATTCAAAAGATAATAAAGGAGTACCGACACCCTTTTCTACATTTCCAGACCATTCAACAGATGTAGGGCTTACAGGATTCGTTAGAAGTTTTACAACTAATTTTGAAGCAGAAGCCTTTGATTTATCTTTTAATTTAGAATTTGAAGTTGCCAGTGTTGTTCCTTGAGGTGATTAAATGTACGATGTATTAACAGGAAAACAAAGGGCTTTGGTATTCCCTGTTATGTGTAATGCAGATGTTAAGATTGATTACTCGGACAATGTTCCAGATTCAGCAGATGATGTTGGTTATGGTATTTGGTCGCATGGTGGTGATTTTACTTTCGAGTCTATTATAACTCCTTACGATATTAATGGTGCGCTCGCTACTACATTGGGTGGTAGAACCTTAGTTCAAGATAAAAAAATTATGCCATCTAACCATGATTACTTACCAACTAGTAGTGCTTTAAGTCATGAAATGAGGATATTTTCTAGCACTAATTTTTATATCTCTCTTAAAAACTCAACCACTACAAATGCAAACCAACCTTCCGAGTATAAAATTCTGGTAGGTATTAAATTGAGCAGTGGAGCAGTTCAAGAATTTACTACGAATAATGTTGTTATTCTCCCAACCAAAGATAGAAGTTGGGTATATTCAGCAGATAATTTAAATTTAATTAATAGCGAAGGTAGGATTGAATTTGATTCTATTGGCCTACTTGATGAAGGCACAGAACCCGATTGGAACACACTAACTTTCGGTTCGCTGACCTCTTCGCAAGTAGGGGTAGGCGACCAAATGTATATTTTGATTGGTGGCTCTATGGTGCTTATTGGCACTGCTACGGCTGTCAATACATCTAATTACACTGTCACCGTAGCGGTGGAAGACGACTTTGAAATACCAATATATACCCGTGTTTTTCGCAGGGCTTATGCCGACCCGACCTATATTGAAAATTCATTTCATATCGCTTGTACTTATGCTGAAACACCCAAAGAACTTAATATCTACTTAAATGGTTTATTAGTTAAGGCAGGAACCCATGCTCAATCTGGAACATTTTCATTTGAGGATGAAGATTTATTTATTGGAGCAAATGGTAATAGGGAAGTAGGGGTAGGGTCAACTGTAAATAACAAACAATTTATGGGAGAGATACATGAAATGTGTTTAAGTTCAGTTTATCGTAGGAGGTTCCCATCTATTACTTCTTTACACCCTAACTACAACGATACATTATTTTACTTTAGATTTGAAGAGGTGGACTTATGACATTAGATGTATTTAATGAAGGTATGTTTGTCGCAACAAGCCAACCAAGTTCGGGAACAGTCGCTTCCTATAATTTTGATGTTCCTACAAATCCAGTAATGACTACTCTTTCCACATCATTCACAAGTGGAGATTTTTTGTTTTCTGCTATTTACCCTGATGATAGCGAAGAAAGTATTATTGTCAGTATAACAAACGATACACTACAATCGGAGTATGAAAATCTATCCACTACTAAGGGGTTTAACATACATTGTTTTGATTCTACAGATTCTATAACAGGTTTAAATTTAGCCTCAATAGCATCCACAATAAATGATTATTATTACTTTGTGTTAATTCACTCCGACGACCATTTAAAACATCACTTTGCTAGAATCACAGAAATTAAAAATGCAGATGCACTGGGAGATTCATTTGATTTTGAACCCAGATTAGGAAATGAAATTGCTCAAGGTACTAAATTTAAAATCTTTAAAGGGCCAGCAATCACTTCAAAGGGAGTTGCTTTTACTGCTGGTTTAAAGCAAGACTTAAAGACTTCACTTCATGTAGCAAGACCTCACTTTTGGTTTGTTAATGATTCTTTAGATAAAGATAATCAATTAAATCATAACACTAAATACTTTGCTAGGATAGATGCTGAAGGTGACGGAACTGCTATTACATTGAATACTGCGGCAAATAGAGTCACATTCCTAACAGTATCAGACTATAAAGAGAAAATTATTGATTACAGTAAATTTTCATTAAACGCCACTAGCCATGACACTTTAGAAAGACTAGATTATTTGTTTCATAAATATGGCAATACTTTTACTGCTACTAAGACCGCAGGTTCTAAATTATTAACAGTACCTAGTGGTCTTCCAGTACATATGTTCAAAGGGTTATCTTTAAGCGGAACAGGTATAAAAACTGGAACTTCTGGAACTGGTATAAATGAATTTGAATCAATAGAACCGTCTGACCAAGCACAGATTCTAACTATGAAATTCGCCGCACATAGTAGCGGGAGTATTACAGTTACTATGCTCGATAATGAAGGTCTTTCTGTTGGGACGGATGATGCAGATTATGATAATTATATTGAACATGCAAATAGAGATTCAGCAGACTCGACTAATAAAACTGATTTATCTGGGCCAACTAGGTATTTACACTATGATTTTTCTCCTATCAAAAATAACTCAACAATAAATGTAGTTGATTTAGAAGTTCAAGAATCTATTGGTGATAAAGCGAGTTTTGTTGACTTACAAATCTCCGACCCTTATCGTATTCTGTCAAAGAAAATAAATAACTATGATACCCTAAGAATAAGACACATGGTTCATAGAGGTGACTTTAATGACTGGATTTCTTTTGGTGCTACTATCAATTCTTTAACAAATAACGCAGACAATAGACCTCTATATTCAATAAAAACTTCTGTTGATTTACAACTTTATTTAAATGACGGAGATGAAGTTTTGATTAATTCTAGAGTTATGATAGTATTTGATGTGACCGCCACTACATTACGGTTTTATCAAGAAAGTAGATTAGAAACTGATTCTGCATTTAGTATTAGTTCTGTATTAACTTCTATTCCAGAAGATACAATTATTTATAGGAGAGCATGGAACGCAACAGATGGTACTCTTCTAACAGGAATGAAAATGATTGATGGCAGACAAGACAGTTTATCGGTTTCTTTAATCAGTGATGAGTTTTCTCAATTAGAAGCAACCGTTACTTCTTATGTTTCTCAAACTGGATTACTAACTTTATCTTTATTTAATCAAGGCTATGAAACAAAATCAGCATTAGATAAAATGTCTGGGCAGTATATGATTTACAATGAAAAACTAAATGGCAGAATTACAAATCTTAAACAGGAAAAGGTTGACGGCGCTACCATTATGAATGTTAGCGGTGCTGATAAACTTAAAGAATTACTTGACCCAATTATTGAAAAAAATACATTATTCTCAAAAGATATTGTGTATTCAACAAATAGCCCATACAATAGACTAATAGGGTTGGGAGTAAATGCTACAACTAATTTTGATGATAATGATTTAGTATTGTCTGGTAGCCATTCTTTATCTGCTGGTGATAAGATATTTGCAAAGTCAACAAGTGGTGCAATCTTATTCTTAGGAGAAGTTGCTTCGGGTAGCGGAACTACTTATGAATTTGTTAATTTTTCAAAAGCACAAGTGGCAACTAAAGAAGCATTCAAGGCACTCTCGAAATATACCGTGTTTAATAAAGCATTGTCTTCCAATGCTTTTGTTCCTTCTGCTACTAGTCTTTCCGGTTCTGCAAATAAAGGTCTTTTCTTTGAAAGTGGAACTACATTAGTTAATGGAGAAGAAATTGTTCCTCTTCCATCATCTTCTATAAATACAACAAATCCAAAATCAAGAGGATATTACTTAAGTGAAGCAAAGAACATGAAATCGGACAATCTTTTCCAAGCAAGATTGGACGATAATGCATCAAGTAAATCCTATGCAACTTTTGATACTGTAAATACTTTAATTGATTTTAATATTCTATCCATAAAGGAAGTTGATGGGAACCAAGTAATAGACATAGCACCTCACATACCTTTAACTTTAGGAAGAGTTGAAATTAATCATGCAAATACACAAGACACCAAATTTACTTCTCTTGGAACTGTTTCGGCTGGAATGACAAACCAAAGATATTTTAGAATGACTGTTTCTTCTTCCGCTTTGAATAGTGGCGTACCGCTTGTTTTATCCACTATTAGTAGTCCTAGAAAATATCATGGTAAGGCAATATATATGGATAGTGTTTTTGTTGGCTTTATGACTATGGCAGTGCTACAAAGTAATGGTACTGATGTTTATGTATATGTTGATAGAAGCATGGCAGCAACTACAACAAATGCAACAGTTTCAGTATTAACTGACGAAGAAGCAAGTGGATTAAACTACGAGAGTAGTAAATTGACGCATGAATTATCTTTACTCAATGGAGCGCATTTACATGGCGGTAAAATAATAACCCTATTAAATTCTGTTAGGGGAAACTCAAGCGAAACCTTGCATTTAGATTTTCCACTGGCATATGGTGGTTCGACAACCAATGCTTTGACTAATTCCGATAGATTCGGAAGTCCATATTATAGAATTATTAATATGGAGAAAGGAAATGTTACTAAGTTAAAACAGGAAATCACTACCGTTATTACAGGCATAGAAGGAATATATGATGGTATAAAATCAAAAGTACCATACTATGCATCTTCTTATAAATTTAATCCTGCGTACTATATAGATAGTGGATTAAGAAGAGAATTAATAGGAACTAGCAAGTTTGATAAAAATGGTTGGAAACATACTATTATTGAAGATAGGGGAAATTTACCACCAAGCGGTTCAAATTTCTTTGATGTTAAGGTTGTTAAATTAACAGGGGAACTTCCATTTACAAATTTCCACTATGACCCAATAGGGCATGAATCTCCTAGTGATACCACACACGAAAAAACACCATTTGCAGCAAAAGATTTCTTATTCCAACCTGACCAAAAAGTTTCTAGAATGTTTTTGTTTATTAATTCTGACTTAGAACCATACTCATCAGTTAGAAAAGACAGCCTTCTTTATTCGGGACAAACTAGGGAAATCTCAAACTATAATATTTTGGCTTTAAATGAAACTTCAATTAGTAATTCTTCTGAAACAAAACAAAATAAAGGTATTATTACTGACAGAATTTCATTTAAAGACGGTGATTATTCTTCTTCTTCTATATTATCTAGCACAAAAAATTTAGCAGATTTAACTAGATTTGGAATGATGCGCTTAACCGAACTTTGTTTTGATTGGGCTTTTAATCAATTTGACCCTGAGAACCCGCCCGATAAACAAAAAACTTTACCTATATTCAAATATTATTCCCATACCCATGTGACTAATTTAGGAACTTTACACGCAACCCAAAACGCTGATACAACTAAATTAACTTTTACAGGTAATGTAACTGTTGCTGATGGAGATTTAATTTTAGATAAATACGGAAGATTTATTGGAATTGCTGATGGAGCGAGTACGGATAGTGTTGTTGATTTAGTTGAAAATAGATATAATACTAATGGTATTTCTCACAATACTGTTACTAATGCCATTTATAAAATTACTGATACAGATGAGGCTAAACTCACAGGAACTGGAAATCAAGACTCATTTATTAAAAGACATGACGATGTTCATATGCATAAGGGAATTGTATTAAATAAAGCAGCGAGTTCGGATGGTGCTGGTAATGGATATTCACAAAATGAATGGGATAGAATAATGCCCAGTCATTTAGGGATTTCAGGCAATCATGGTAATAAACAACACAACTTAATAAATCCAGTTAATATTGGTGGTACTTCTGATTTAATTAAAAGTGGAGCGACGACTAACACTCATAGTTCTAAATACTTTGAATTAATTGATGGGATAGAAACAATAACAGGAACAAGCGCACCTAGCGGCAATTCATTATTCATGAAATATTGGCTACCTATTTTCTTAGACAGATATAGCATAGAAGACGGAACTAGTTTAGTGTCTTCTGGAATGGTCGGTTCTTATATTGAAGCAACAACTAAAACCTTTGATGGAACCGGTTCAACCGAACCTGAAACTTATGGATTAATAGGACATTCTTTGGACACTAATTTCGCAAATGCTGAAAATCAAGGTATGCCCACAATAACTGGTGCTGATTTAGATAAACTGGCAGATGGTGTATTCTTAGGGTTTAAACCAAGACTATATTCTCCATCTAACTATGATTCTAGGGCTAAAACAATAGGTAATGAATATATTTATAGATATACATTTGCTGTCACAACAGGGGAGTATGCTTGGTTAAAATTTGTTAATCTGACTGGAACTTATTTATCAGCACTTGGGGTTTATTTAGATACAGGTGGTTCTTCTGCAAATTTGACCAATAGTAATTCCCAAACCTACGGTTTGAATAATGTTGCACAATCACATATACCTTATGTTATTTCTCACGAAATCGACCATAGTGAAGGAAATGAAATTCACATCATAACACTTGATGACGAGTTAGTTGGAAGTGCTTGGTATAGAATATTACAACCCAATCATACTTGCACATACGAATTTAGCCCGAAGGATATTGAATTAAATACTCTTTCTTCCTCTTATACTAAAATGCCTTATGAAGATAAAACATATAATGACATAAACAACTATGCTTTACATAATGCTAAAGGAGATAGAACTTTACAAGGAAATAATGAAGGAGTGTTATCAATGTATGTTGCTATTGATATTGAAAATGCTTCTGGACAAAAAAGAAACATCGTTCCCGCTAATAAAATAGACGATATGTTGGAAGGTAAAAAAGGTAAGTTCTGTATAAGTGATGGAGATACTGTTTATTCTTCTAGTTTTTCATTTACGAAAAAAGGGGGAAATCAAATAGGCAACACTATATCCTTCGATACCATTAAAGAAACTCTCGGCGTAGTTTCAGTTTCAGAAATAACTTCAATTACAGTTGGTGGAGAATCACCAATCAATACTAATTCAAAAAGAGCCATGATTGGTTCTGTCGTTAGTATTTGTAATGAAGCCGACGACCTCATAGAAGAATTACTTGAAGAACAAGACACACCATTTACTATTACTAAAGAAACCTATCCTCTTTTCGTTGCTCCTAACTTCGATGGTATAAGCATCTTTGAAGCAATTAACTTCCTACTAAGAAAGAAAGACCAGACTCTAGTACAAAAGAATGAAACCTTTGAAATAAAACCAAAAGACTCATCTGGTTTTTACAATGACCTACTCATCAGCGATAACGGCGATATTAGAATCTATGAATACGAAGTATTGGATAGTACCTTTGAAGAATACAATGAAATAATAGTCAATGGTAAATCCCACAAATCTAAGAAACAAGACCTAAGAAGCGTAAAAAAGGTAGGAAGAAAAACACTCAAGGTCTTTGAACGAAAACTAACAACTCAAGAAGAAGTTGATACGAGAGCAAAGGAACTTCTTATTCTGCATAAGGGCGACAATAAAAAACTTAGAATTAAAATAGGACACAATAACATAAGTCAAATACGAGTTGGTGATGTTGTCAATGTGGAAGTTAAGCAAGAAAATATTCCTAGAAATCAATACATTGTTTTAGAAATAACTCACTTAATTACTGGCTTACTTCAGTTAGAGTTAGGTAAATACAGCAAACAATTAGAAGATAGATTTTCTGAACTTACTGTTGATATTGATACTGCTCAGACTTTACAAAACACAAAAAACAATGAACAAGCAATATCTCTTGGGTTCTTAGATACTGTTAAGATTAAACCATTAAGGTTATTAGTTCGCAAAAGAACCACTACTGGCGGTGCGACTCTTGGTTTCACGACAGCATTAAATACCGGAAACTCACCACTTGGTTTTACAAGCGGTGCATCAATCACATATACTGACTTATTGGAGGAAGAATTTTGATAACTGACTTATTACGAAACAAACTTGCGGCTTATATTGTAACTTTAGCGAATCATACAGATGCAGAAGGTGATGTTGGATTAGGTGGTAATTCATCAAGTCCTTCTGCAACTGCTTTAGATGTGCCTTTAAGCATAACTACATCACAATATGTAGCGACTCGTTCGGAAGACAATGTTGTTGAAATTAAAATAATGGTTGAGGGTTCAAACATTACAGGTAAAGTTATTCGTGAGGCAAGTTTCGGAGGAAACGATGGTTCGATTGATGAAATGTTAGCGAGAGTTAGTTTTGAAGGTGTTGGCCCCTTTGCGTCAAACGAACAATTAGAAATATTTTTAATGTTAGAGGTGGAATAAAATGGTAGAAAATAACCCGCACAAGATTTCAACAATGGGACAAGGTGGTTCTTTAGCCGCAATTACAGACGCTTCAGACTTTCCCCATACAGGTTTAATTAAAGGTCTTTCCCTAATGGCAAGACAGAACATCGTTGTAAAAAACAATTCAAATGATTTTGATATTACCCAATCAACTGCTAACAGTGGAACTGTTGCAGTATCAGCAGGAACATACCTTAGAGATGGAAAATTATACACTGCTCAATATAAAACAGGAACAACTGCCGCATCATTTACATTTGGTTCTAGTGAATTAATAACAACCTATGATAAGGGTTATCATCTTGTTGTTGTTGACAAAAATAACTTTATTCTAATACGAAAGCCGACAGTAGCAAATAAAGTACCCGACTACACTTCTGGCGATACTATTATTGCTATTGTTGAATACTCATCAACTACAAGTAGTGGAGCAAGAAATATTCAGTTTTTAACAACAGATAAAACAGAAAACAGTGTGAGTATTGCTTATGCTGCTGGAACCGGAGATAACTTAGTTTATACAGAAGCAAGTGCTATTACTGGAACAAGTGCAGGTTTATTTATTTCCGGCATAGGGGGTGTTAATCCCGCCACAGATGGTTCGGATAAAGTTATTATTCAAGATGCAAATGCTGCCGATGTAATTAAATCAGTTACAGTTGCTCAAATTAATGCATTAGTAGGAGTTGATGATTCTACTATTGAGTTTAATTCTGGTGCTTTAAGTGTAAAAGATGGTGGGATAACCGTTGGTAAAATGGCTGCAAATTCGGTTGATTCTAATCAATATGTAAATAGTTCTATTGATGCTGTTCACATAACTGATAGTGCCGTGACTTCTAATAAAATAAGAGATGGTAATGTAACTCTTGCCAAATTAGATGATATTGCCAATGGAAGAGTATTAGGCAATATAAGTGGAAGTGCGGCGGCTCCTTCTGAATTAACTGCGGCTAATTTAAGAACACTACTAACAGTCGCAGATGGTTCTTTATCCCAAAATAATTTTACAGACGCAGACCATGATAAATTGAATTTAATTTCTGATGGTGCTACTAGATACCTTAATTCCGATGCAATATCGGCAGTTGAAGGAGAGGCTACTCTTGTTCTTGCGGGTGATGTTACAGTAGCAACAGGTAAAAGTTTTGTTTCTCGAAGACTACCTGTTGTTGCTTTAACCGCTTCTACTACTTTAACAGAAGCAGACCACGCTGGTAAATACATCTTTGTTACAGGGAGTAGTATTGTTATTACAATTCCCGACAATCAAGGAGCAGGTGTTCATTTCACTATTATTAATAATGATGGTAATGGTTTCACACTACGAACTGGTGCAAGTAGTAGTGCCGGTGATAACATGAATGGCGCACAAACTGATATTGCAGTAGCGGCTCGTAATGGTGTTACTTGTATTTCAACTGGGACTGATTATGTTGTTTTGGGGGTATGAGTTTGTATCTCGCTATTGCTGGTTCTTGTGCTGAACAGAAGGCTAATGCTAATACAGTTAATACCAATCTCTACAATTTGGCTTCAGTTGAAA